GCACATTGCGATGGCTTAATATTATCGCCACACTTGGAGTCATACTTAGTGGTAAGTAGAGTATTATAAGTCTCTAACCTGCTAAGTACCCCTACATGAAGGATTAAATCATGGCCGCTGCAGCAAACATCGTTATAAACGATGGCGCATCAACCCCGGTTGCTCACACTTTCGTACCAGCTCGCAAAAACGGGCAAGTCGTAGAGTATGAAGAACGGTCGACTGCGTTTAACCCGCAAGGCTTTTACACGCTTGCTATTTCACAGAGCGACTCAAAAGGTGCTAGTCCAGTTATTCGGACTAAAGTTACCTTAGCCGTTCCGGTTCAGGTTTTAGACTCTTCTACGGGTCTTTATACTTACCCGGCGGTTTCTCGTATCTCTTTAGAGGTACTATTACCTAAGTCTGCCACTTCGACGGTTCGTAGCGATATTTCCGCATATCTTCAAAACTTATGCGCACATGCTACAATTGTTGATCTTGTGAAAGATCTTAACGCGCCGTTCTAGTCTTAACGACTTGACGCCTCTAGTGAGGATGCCTCCCGTGTCATTTTTAAATGCTTTAAAAACCGCGGAGACTGACGTTGAAGTTGAACTCAACTTATGTCTCTGTCTGTGCGAACGTTTCAACACGCCGCACTCGCTCGCCATTTTCATGGCTATTGATAGTGGTGATTTTCTCCTGTATAAGGAACTTAAACCTAATCCAGAGGATTATCTAGACTTTTCGTCCTCACACAATCTTCTTGGCCAAAACAATTGGCCTTCGATAGAGCGTTTCAGGAACGATTACCTGGTTAGTTGCATGCTTAGAAAAAGTAGCAACATCCCCACGTCGATTGATACTGCGTCAGTTGCCCTCGATTTGTTTGAGGATATAGAGAAAGAGCTCGAAGAACGAGATCTCTGTCCGGCCCCGAACTTTCCTTGGCTACTTGAATTGCAGCATGAGCTATCTACCGTCCTTTCGGATGGCGATGTATTCCTCACACATGATGTGCTAGAGGAAGTCCTCGAAAGAGGACAATTTGGACCGGGCTCATCGACTGATGTCGTGGGTGCGTTTGTTAACTCAGATAAACTAAGGTCTCCAACCTCAGTTAGTCCTGCTTTGCTTCCTTTCCTGCCCTCTATTAAACAAGGGCAGTGGCTTAACGACCAACCAGATTTCTTGGTGACTAAGGCAGTAAAGATTCTTACCGTTCCGAAGACCGCGTATACTGATCGGACTATATCGCAAGTACCTACTGCAAATATGTTTCTGCAGAAAGGGCTCGCTTCAATTATTGAAGATCGCCTGCGCCTATTCGGTGTCAATATTAGAGACCAGAATAGAAATCAGACTTTGGCAAAAAGAGCTAGAGAGTTGCGTCTTGCAACAATCGACCTCTCGTCTGCTTCTTCATGGTTCAGTGAGAAGAATACCTTAACGATATTCCCTCCTGAGTTGAGTCATTTTGTCGACCTAGTTAGGCCGCAATACTGGTTCACCTCTCGCGACATAGAGTCGGGGCCGTTTAAGCCGAAGTTTATGTATAACCTATTACCAATGGGTTGTGCTTACACTTTCCCGCTGATGACAGCTTTTTTCTACGCGCTGGTACGTACTATTGTGCCAAGGAGTAGTCTCAACTATTGTAGCGTTTACGGGGACGATATCATTCTCCCCCAACGTTATGCTAGTATACTGATTGACCGCCTAAGCCTGTTAGGCTTTAAGGTGAACGAGTCAAAGTCGTTTCTGAAAGGAAACTTCTTTGAGTCTTGTGGATCGGAGTGGTTCTCTAACTACGACGTTCGACCCTTCTATTGTAGGAAGGGAGAAGCTTCGAAGTGCCCTACTTCGTATCGCATTCAACTTGCGAATAAACTCCGTTTATGGAGCACATTCAACGGCCTCTGCGATTCTAATATTAGGGCTATTTGGGACTCTCTTGTTAAAAAGGTTCCGAAAATCGACCGCTTCTGCGTTCCCCCTCATTTTGGTGATGTTGGTTTAATCACATCGCTAAGTGAGTCCTGCTACGAGCCATATGAAAAGGCTCTCCAAGCTGGTTGGGAGCGTATTTATCGTATCAAAACCCTGCATTTGCCTGCTGTTCGCAGTAGGTACGAGGATTCGTTTCCTTATTTGTTATGGTTGATGCGACACAAGCACCTCAATTCCGAGCCCGTGCCTACTCGTTTCGTGAAATACGAAGAACCAACCGGTAATCGTAGTCACATTGATAGAGAGGCGCAATACTACCCGATGGGGCGGTATTTTGCCGGCGGGGGTCAAGCACCATATGGGTGCCGACCTTCGAGGGGTGATCCGTTGGCTTTACACACCAACATCGAGAATAGTTTCTCTAATTTCGCTTGTCCTCCTTTTAAAGAAGATGAGCCAAGAAAAGGACTTTTTTCGAAACCCAGACCTAAGTACGTTTTGACGCATTGGGACCCTGAGTACCTTTTGTGGAGCGATAGATGTTGATTTGTGTGAACTTTTATCACACTATACGTACTACGTAAAAGTAGCCTCGTAAATCTTCGCATTTTACCACATAGTTTCTTTCTTAATTCATTCTATTAAAAATAAATTAAGTGAGTCTAAATAATAAGCGCTTGCCG